AAGATAAAACGGAGATAAAACAAATGGCAACAGGAATACTAGGAACAGCGGATCTTAGTGCAACTACTAACACAGTAATATACACAGTTCCCACAAACACATTTTCAGTTGTAACTGTAAATGTTATAAATAGAAACTCACAGTCGCGAACAGTAAGAGTGGCAGTTGCTCTAGCAGATTCGCCTACAAACGATGAATGGATAGAGTATGATGCAGAACTACTGGGAAATGGTGTACTAGAACGGTCAGGCATTGTGCTAGATGCAGACAAAAGAATAGTTGTTTATTCAAATTCTACAGACGTTAACGTCGTAGTTTATGGAATAGAAACCCCAACAAGCTAACAAGGATACAAAATGCCAAGAAGAATATCAACAGGTGTAACAGGCAGATCGATACTGGGAAACTATTTCAGTAGCGGAAATATTTTTGGAACTCTGCCTGCCGATGAAAATATAGAGTTTGAGCCAAACGGCGCCGGCGAGACTGTTGTAAACTCTAATCTACGTATACAAGGTTCGTCTGCTTTGGTGTTTAATGACAACTCAGAAGACAACAGCGTGTTTATTCAAACACCAGAACTTGCAGCAGATTACACACTTACCCTGCCCGCAGACACAGGCACTGCAGGCGATGTCCTGACAGTCGACGCCAGCGGCAATCTTTCATTTACAGATCTTACTATAGAAGTTTCAAACCAATCTGCAGATACCAGCACATATTATCCGCTGCTTAGTACGTCTAACTCGGGTTCAATATCTAGCGTAGATACTTCGTCGAGCAAGATAAGTTTTGTTCCTAGCTCTGGAACGTTGACATCAACTAATTTAGCAGCAGTAGATGGCACGTTTTCGGGAACTGTAACTGCAGGTACTATTACAGAAACATCAAGCATGGTACTCAAACAGGATATTGAGCCACTGTCAGATTCTGTTAGGAAAATACTTGCTCTAAATCCAGTAGAATTTACAAGAAAAAGCACAGGTGAAAGAGAAGCAGGATTAATAGCAGAAGAAGTAGAACAAATTATACCTGAATTAGTTAATACACAAGGAAAACACAAAAGTGTTTCCTATTCAAGATTAACAGCTTATCTAATAGATGCTGTAAAAGAACTGGCACTAAAAAATGGCTGATTTACAACAAACAGATATAGAAGACGAAAATTTTATTCAAGTTCCAGTTGGAACTACCTCCCAGCGACCTACTTCACCTGAAACGGGAATGGTTCGATGGAATACTGACGAAAATGGTTTAGAATTTTATAATGGGACTGAGTGGATTATTATCAGCAGCTGAGAATTAGACATGGCAGAATTAAAAAATACTACAATAAATGATAACGGTTTTCTAAAAATTCCAATTGGGACTACCGCTCAAAGACCAGACCCACCAGAAGTAGGAGACTGGAGATACAATACAGATACAAACTCTCTTGAGTTTTACAATGGCTCTACATGGAAGGAGGTATAGAATACAATGGCTAATATTAGAGACACTAGGATTAATGCTAATAGTTCCTTAAAACTTCCTGCAGGTACAACTAGCCAGCGTCCTTCTTCGCCTGCAACAGGCATGTTAAGGTATAACACTGACAATAATGAAATAGAAGTTTATAATGGCACCGAATGGAGACCTGTTGTAATAGACACAGGGCTATTCGAATTTAGTTCGCATACATTTACTACAGCTGGGTCCACTGGTAGATTCGGACCTGGATTATCTTCATTAAGATCCGAATATTCTTTTACATCTTGGGCAGACAACAATGAATTTTTTACACAAGGAGAAGACACAGGATTTCAAAGATTTACAATTCCTTCGGAAGGCACCTACGAACTAACAGCTCAGGGAGGAAGCGGAGGCAGACAAGAATGGGCTATACGTAGAGGTACCGGAGTTAATCGTCCTAGAGGTGCAGAAATAACCGCTAACTTTAATTTTAGCCAAGGCGAAAAAATTCAAATAATAGTAGGACAGAAAGGATTAGATAACAAGTCACAGTATGATAACTCTGGAGAGGGAGAAGATGCTGGTCCCGGCGGCGGTGGCGGAACATTTGTTTTTTATGACAAAGACGACTCGCAACCGATACTAGCAGCTGGAGGAGGAGCCGGCGGAACAAGAAGAAATTATTCTCAGGCAAATGCAAACTTTAGTGGTCCCGACGGTTTCCGTTCAGAAACAGATAATAACGGCGGATCAAACAGAAACGGTGGCCGGAGAAATACAGGGGGTCCGAGCTATTGGGCCGGAGGCGGAGCAGGTTGGTTAACTGACGGAACAGGAGGTAATCAAGACTCTAATTATAATAGATCGCCTGGCACTAGTGGTGCCCAAGGCGGACAGTCCCCACGACGCGGCGCTGCAGGTGGATCCAGGTGGCAGGATGGTACAGATTCTGGCGGAGATGGATCTTTCGGCGGCGGCGGCGGCGGCGGCTCAGATAACATGGGTACCGGCGGCGGCGGAGGTTATTCCGGCGGCGGCGGAGCAGACAGGGGCAACGGTAACGGCGGCGGTGGCGGCGGCGGCAGTTATATTGGAAGTTCTGATTCTGGCCCTGGATCAGAAGTAGAACGAAGATTAGGATCGTACGGAGACGGATATCTTACAATAAGGAAATTGTAAATGGATTATAAAATAATAGATGATTGCATTCATAAAGATGATTTAAAAACATTAACAGATACTTTGTGCAATTATAGTCTTGATAAAAGAACAGACTTTCCGTGGTTTTATAGCGAATCAATTGCTAGTAAACATGAAACAAGCAACGCAGGCGTTTATTTTTACCATCCATTTTATGCAAGTTTTAACTGGTGCAGTGATTGGTCTTTTTTACTTGAACCTATTCTACAAATACTGCAACCTAAAGCAATAATTAGAATAAAAGGTAATTTATATCCTGCAACAGAAAATATTATCGAACATTCACCACACACTGACTATAATTATTCGCATAAAGGAGCAGTGTTTTTCTTAAATTCAAATAATGGATCTACAGTGTTATCAGACAGAACTCGTATATCGTCAATTTCAAATAGACTGTTACTTTTTGATCCTTCTTGTCCTCACCAGAGCACAAATTGCACTGATAAAAAGTCAAGAATTTCAATAAATTTTAATTATTACTAGCGCGATAAATCAATAAAGTTAGTACTATCTGAAAATCCTAGAGTTCCTCTAGGAAATGCATTAAAAGCTAGACTTACTCGATCTTTATTGTCAGAACTATCAACTGCATGAGGTAGATCCGACGGAAATAATATACAATCACCCGTGGCAACCGGAATTGACCAAGAATCACTATTAAATAGATTATATTCAGTAGTATTAATTTGAATTTGATGATTTTGGTGTTTAAAAAACAATAATCTATCTTCTTTAATATTTGCCGAAACGTATAATACGCCACTAATTAACGAGTTAGGATGAGTATGAGCATGTAAGGAATTAGAATTAAAAAAGTTAACCCAACTTTGAGTCAATTCAAAATTAGTCTCGTCTGCCGCTAATAACACATCTTTCCTAAAATTTTCTATACAATCAGAAACAAAACTTTTTATATCGCCAAGGCCGTCTAAATCTAATATAAATTTATTCGTAGTTTGTTCTACAAAATTAAAACTATTAGTTTTTTCTTTTTTTATTATTTCTTTTTCTTGTTTAGTCAAACTTCTCTCTAATTTAAATTTGGCTAATGGCAAAGGGAAAATAGGCATGACTTCCATTTTATTTTACCTCCAAAACAAAATTTAAGACAATTCGTCGGCTAAAATTAATAGGATTAGATCCAGCATGATATAATGTGCTAGGAAATACAACCATTGAATTTTCTATCGGTTTGATTCTATGTTTTTCTTTAAGATCATTTGGTTGGTCAGGGTATTCTTTGTTATAAAGAATTGTATCGCCGTCCGACTCATTTACGTAGTATATGATGCTTAAAAGACTACGGCCATCTTTGCATACATCTGCATCGTGGTGTTTAGGATTAGTCTCATTAAAATTTCTAACCATAGGAGTCATTAAGTTTGCTTTTATTCTATCTATTTCAATAACTTTAAAATTAAAGATAGAATCTATTATTGGAAAAAACGGCTCAATTACATGAAAAAAATCAGAATTAATTTTATTGTTTTTGAAAAAAGTATGTGTAAATTGATGTGTTTCCAGTGAATTGGTCATACCTCCCTCTTCTCCGTACACCTCATATTTTTTTGGAGCAGTCGAAGCATTGTAGTACCACGGAAAAGTGTCAGAACAAATTAAATTAAATAAGGCATGTTTTTCTTCTATAGGTAAAACATTTTCTGCATGATAGACTGACATTTATAAACCTACTTTAACATTGAATGAAATACTTATTCTTGTTTGCTCGCTTGTATTTTTGTATACACAGTGCTCTAAAAAGCTAGGAAACAAAATTAATTTACCATTTTCTGGAATAAAAGAAACATTTGAAAAATGTGATAACAGTATCGAAGATTGAGAAGCTAAATTTGGATTTTTAAATTCAATTTTGCCGTCCGACCCGTCTCCTTTTGTTTTATCATAGTAAACACCTGAGATATCGTATACAGAGGGAACATGATTATGAAAGTGCTGATAATCATTATATTCCGACAAGTTAATCCAAGACTCTGAAATTTCAATATAATTTGCATTCACATCAAGCTGGTTGCAAAAAATACTACAATGGCTACCGATTATTTGCATAAAGTCGTTAGACTTTTGTAAAAAATTATTTTTAGCATTATGTTTAAACGAAGTTTTTACACCATCATTCCAGGGGTTATCTAAATCATTTGTCTGAAGTTTTTCTAATTCGGATGAAATTTCTTTACTTATAGCTTCTTGGTAACTGAAGTTTACAAAACAGTGATAAATTGGAATTGAAAACCAGTTTTCTATTTTACCGTTTGTTAGTTCTGTCATTTTCCTATAAAGCCTCTAATGTAGAATATTGTTTCTATTTTCATGATGTTTTGTTTTTTATTCAAAGTATTTTTTAAACCATAGTGCAAAGGTCGAGGCCATGCCGAATAAGCTGCCCACGCATACCCGTCATGCTCCCGGTTTAACACAGGAATAAACTCCTGTTTCACAACGCATAGATAGGTATGAAATACAAAATTGTTAGTATGAGAAACAAAAGTTTCTAGAGGAATTGTTTTTTCTATTTCTACTTCGCCTATTTCTTCAAAAATTTCTCTCTCACAGGCCTGCCAAGCAGATTCGCCTGATTCATTATTTCCGCCCGCAATACCCCAAACTCGAGACCGCTTGCTCTGTGTCCTGTGTAGGAACAGAAATCTTTCAGTGTCTCGTGCAAAAAAAAGTGCACCTGAACAGATATGACTCATATCAATACTTATTTAGAATGTCTCAGCTGATAAATCAATTCGAATCAAATAAATACTTAATTAACGGAACACATCTATGAGCGAACTATTTAAAAATATCCGAATCATACCAAGAAATCAACAATTCCTTGATAGGATTGCAGGATCATCAGGTGAAATATATGTAAACTCGGATACAGGCACTATCAGAGTTTATGACGGAAGCACTGTAGGAGGACAAGAAGCAGCAAAGGCAACCCTTGAAAATGTAGACCTCACAGCATTTGATTCTCTGTTGCAAACAGCAGGAGTGCTTACAAATGTCTTCTATCAACCAGACGAAGGCGATGAGCTTCAGTGGGTAGAAGGCACCTACGATTTTGGCAACAACATAATCAAATATGCAAACGCAATACAATTAGAAGCAGATCTTGCAAACTACGACGCTGGAACCTATCATGGAATGATCATGCATGTACATGAAACAGGCGCACTGTACTATGCTCACGCAGGCGAATGGCGAAAATTAATAACTGACACAGCACATTCAGATGTAGAATCCGCAGGCTATATTTCTCCTCTCGGCGCTGCTGCTTATTCAAACTCATATACAGATTTAGACAACACGCCTGTTAGCATTTTAGACTTTGGAATTGAAGACGGCGAAAATGGACAGGTATTAGCTACCGATGGAGCAGGTGCGTTTTCATTTGTAGATGCAGCAACCGGAGGTAGTTCTTCGTTTGATCTTGTTGACACCGATAACGGATCATTTGATCCCAGCGATGTGTCATTGTTGACGTTTTTAGGTGGCGAAAATATATCAACGGAAGTTGTTACAGACTCCGATGCAGTTACTATCAACCTTGATTCCTTTAGCATAAACTTTCTTTCTGATGTTGATACGCAATCAAATCCTCCTAGCACAGGTGAAGTTCTAAAATGGGACGGTGCAAAGTGGGCTCCCGGAACAGACATAGCAGAAGGAGGCGCAGGACTCGACGCGGATACTCTCGACGGATTTGACAGTGGCTATTATTTAAATTACAACAATTTTACCAACACTCCGACAGTAATTACACTAGATGCCCTTGGTATAGACAACGAAGGTACTCCCAGCGGTAACGGTGCACTTGCATATGATAATACTACAGGGCTGTTTCGATATACTCCTCCTACAGCAACCGGAATAGGTGCTGCTACTCTCACAGATTTTAGTGTCACAGTAGAAGCTGCCGGAGTTGCGGGATTGGTATACAACGATGCTACTGGAGTTTTTAGTTATACACCGCCGCAGTTGGGAGATTTTGAATTCACAGGCACTACACTTGATACTGCAGGCGGTGCCGAAATCACAGTCACACCGGACGTAGATTTTCAAGGAGCAGTGTCGTTTACTACACTTTCGTCAACTGGAACAGGAACACTTGCGTTAGACAGTGCCTCTTCGATATCACTCTCAGCAGTAGATAATATTTCTATTACAGCTGGAACAGGCAGCATAATTCTTGACAATCAAAACTGGCCGCAAGCAGATGGTGCAAACGGTGAAGTTCTTACTACAGACGGAGAGGGGCAGTTAAGCTGGCAAGCAGTGAGCGGAGGAGGAGGCGATCCTGATCAGAATGTTTTTGAAACTGTAGCCTCAGATTCAGGATCAACCACAGCTGATACTACCACAGACACTCTTACAATTGCGGGCGGCACAGATATTGAAACTTCTGTATCCGGAGACACTGTTACCATCAACTACACAGGATCGGGAGGAGGCGCTGCAAACTTCAACGAACTTTCAGACGTTGGCTCTGCAGGCATAGATGTCAATGATATATTTGAAGCAGCAATTGTTACTTTAAGAGTAGACAACAACGGAGCAAGTGCATATACATTTGACTCACACTATTCAGGAGATAATCCCACAATATACGCTCTGTCAGGAACTACTATCGCGTTGGATCTGAGTCTAATAGGAGGACATCCGTTTGAGATACAGGATTCCGGTGGTTCAGCTATTAGCACAGGGCTAGTTCATGTTGCTGCTGATGGCACTGTAAATACCGGATCTGCTGCACAGGGATTTGATTCAGGAACCCTGTATTGGAGAATACAGGAAAATATATCAGGTAATTATCAATATCAATGTCAAATACACGCAGGCATGAATGGCACAATTGCTGTGTCAGGAATTGATTCCGGCGGCGTAGAAACCGATACACTTGATTCTGTAACCAGCCGCGGAAATACAACTGCAAACACTGTCGATGTCGGTGGCCTTAATGTAAGTGGATTAGCAACTCTACAAGAAACTACAGAAGTTCTAAATACCAAAACCAGTGCTACTGGAACAGTTACACACGATTTCTCCACAGGGGCAATATGGTATCACTCCAGTATTTCTGGAGATTTTACTGCTGATTTTACAAATGTTCCCAGCACAGATAATAGAGCTATCAATGTCGTGCTCGTGCTCGACCAAGGTGCCACTGCCTATATACCAACTGCAGTTGAGGTCGACGGAGTACCGCAAACAATAAACTGGGCAAATGCGATAGTTCCTGTAGGTACAGCAGAGCAAACTGATATTGTAAGTTTTACGCTAATTAGACAAAACGCAAGCTGGCTAGTCACAGGCACACTTAACACATTCGGATAGGAATACATCATGCCAAGAATAGCAAGTTTTTCCAGTCAAGCATTTACAGGATTCAGTTTGACCGGACTGATAGAATATCCTTTGAGTAATACTGGTTCAGACCCTACGAGTATATCCTGGCGATCTCAGAATGCTCCAGCAGGATACCAATTTGTGCCTAACGTCGGCATTTTTGTTAATACACCGATTACAAGTATGTCCAATATGTTTTCGGGAAGTACTAGTTTTAATGATCCCGACATCATCTCTTGGGACACATCGACAGTTACTAATATGAGTAATGTATTCGGCGGCGCATCTTCGTTTAACCAAGACATCAGCTCTTGGGATACGTCAAACGTTACTACTATGTTTAGCGTGTTTTATCAAGCGTTCTCATTTAATCAAAATATCGGCTCATGGAATACATCAAACGTTACTGATATGGCGAGTATGTTCGAAGAAGCTACATCATTTAATGGCAATATCGGCTCTTGGGATACATCCAGCGTTACTGGTATGAGCAATATGTTTAAAGCTGCAAGTTCATTCAATCAGGACATTGGATCGTGGGACACCTCAAACGTTACTGATGCAAACTTTGGCATGGACAGAATGTTCGGCGGTGCAACAGTGTTCAACCAGGATCTAACTAGATGGAACGTCGTCAATATACCATCTGAACCAACTGACTTTGCAACAGACTCTGCGCTTGTACAAGCTAACTATCCAATCTGGGGCACTACGGGTTCTTAGTACTTAAAAGTACTGGGAAAACTTTTAGAATTCTATGCGCCAGGTTCCGGTTGGATATTCGCCTTCAAAGGATAACAACCATTCCGAGCCAGCAAACTTATACTGAACACCTGTGTTTAGATTTGTAGTATACACAGGTGTCACTGTGGAATCCAAGTCACTAGAATCGAACACAACCTGCCATTCTGTGCCTGTCCATTCTATGATATCGTTGGCACCAGCAACAAAGTCTGATCCGTCTTGGTTCTTCCATGCATCGGCGCCGTCCGTGTTTATAACATCTCCAATTGACTCCAATATAAGAATTCTAGGATTGGTACTTAGATCAAAATCTTGAGGATTAGATTTTTGTGGATCTATAATATAATCTATTTTTGACCTTGCACCCAAACTGCTAGTTAAAACAGTGTCTGTTGGTATAGTATCAATATCCCAGTTAACCGCTGCTTCTGTCTCGTCTGTTGAAATCGCAATCGTGCCTACAATTTCTATATCAAGATCTGCTCTCTGCAATTTCACTGCGGAAACACCTTCTTCGAACTTAAACGGAAATGCTTCAAAGAACTGCAGCCACGACATTCCGCCTACAATGCCTTTATACACTAATTTTAGAGTATTATTCATAACCAATAGGTCTAGATCTCGATAGGCAGTTTTAACAATGCTAAGAGCTATATCTTGTGTGCTATATTCTTTTTGTGTAGTTTCTTGTTCTATATCACCGTTCTCGTTTGCAAAAGGTTTAGTTGTCAAGTCGGCATCACCATCTGGTAATGAAAAATCAATATCTGTAGTAGCGTCTATTAACTCCTGTTTGGAATTGTGTATTCTGCTTACTATATCTGTAATAACACCCAGTCGCTTAACCTTAGCAGGAGGAGAAATGTATATAGGTGTAGTAAATGATAGTGTAGAAACGTCTATTTCTGTTTCTGTTCCTTGAGGTATTGTTCTCGAACTCCAAGTTATACCATCTAGATACACTGCGGATAGAGAAGTCCAGTCGAGATAATTATCTGTTGTTTGTAGTTCAAGAGAAGGATTAAACAGCATTAGTATTTGCTCGAGTATCTGCAGTTTCTGATCTGTGTTAGTGCTCCATAGATCTACACTAACTGTGAGAGTGTAGGGTGTTGGCATGAGACGTTCGACAGTATAGTTCTTGCCTTCTGTGTTTAAATATTCATTGCCCGCAGTGTCAAATTCTCTTTCTCGAATATTAACTTTATTGACATAGGATGAATCTGCTAGTCTTGAAGTGTCTAGTTCTAGGTTTGTGACATACAGTGCCATTCGAGGTGCGTTTGGTATTTTGTTTTCTGAATTGTTTCTGATTATGTTGGCAACCTGACGTGTTAGATCGCCGTACATGGCAGGTACTGTGGTTACTTCGCCTGAGCTGTCCTTGTAGGAAAATCCACTCATCATTCTTACCATCTGAGTGATGTATCTTCTTAGTTGTCCGTCGTAGAAATGATCTAGTTGTTTTGCCATCAGTTATCTGCCCGTGGTCTAAGTGCTTGCGACAGTGACTGTCGTTCTGCTTCCCTGTTGCGATAGAATTTCACTT